CCTCAGTCAGTTATTATTTCCTTTATTAAAACTTTAAAGGTTAAAAATAAAAACTTACTAAGAAAACCTGAATTCCAAGACTTTAGCTATAGTGGCAAGGCCTCCAGTCTCGGTAGTAACGCTTTTAATTCTAGTATGGCAGAACTTTATGTCCTACCTCCTAAACTTAGAAGTGCCATTATCAAGGTTGGTGGCCCACAACTTGAGAAAACAATGAGTTTTCTCCTTATGCATTATTTTGAAATAATTAATTGATACGAAAACTGTCTTAATCTTCGCCAGCTTAAGAATCGACTTCAGGCAACAGGTTTGTTCCCCGGAGTAAATTTTGAAGCTTGTGAAAACATACAGGAGATCAAGAATGAACTCTCTGTATTATTAAGACGGATTTCGTGATTCTCAGAACCTGAAGGTAAGACTAGAATTATTGGTCTTGGGGATTACTGGTCACAGACAGCTCTTAGAGCGGTTCATGATAAGTCATTCCAAGTCCTAAGATCCATTCCACAAGATCAAACATTTGATCAAGGGGCCGGTCTAAGGAATCTTCCTTTTGGTACTGGAATCGAATACTTTTGCTACGATCTTTCTGCTTTCACAGATCGTTTTCCCTTTCATGTTACACATGACTTGGTACACGGAATGTGAGGTAGAGAGTACGCAGAAGCCATCAATATAATCTTAAATAGTTTACCTTTTTACTTACCGAAAAATAATAAAACTCAAAAACGTTTTATCAGTTATTCAGTAGGTAATCCAATGGGGTTTTTAGCCTCATGGGGGTTGACTACTTTAAGTCATCACTTAGTCCTTTACTGATGTTGTTTAGATCTAAATATAGATTGAAAAACCGCACCATATAAACTACTAGGAGATGATATTCTTATATGACATAAGGATCTCGCCGAAGCCTACCAACTGAAGATCAACTCTCTCGGTGTAAAAATCTCCGCTAAGAAAACTATAACAGGAAAACTACTGTTTGAGTTCGCTAAGAGGATATTTTCAGCCGAAGGTGAAATTTCGCCTATATCTTTTGGATTATGGAAAGTCGCAATGACGGATATACCGACATTAGTTACTCTCATTCATGATTCTCAAGAAAGAGGTTGTTCTTTAGTAGGTAGACGGGTAGGGATAATCCCTCGAATCCTAAATAACTTTTATTTATTTTCTAAGACCAAAGTCAAAGTTAATAAATTGTTAAGAGATTTAGTATTAGTGGAATCCTTCATGAAAGATCGTAAACGATCACTGGGTACACTGGCACATACATGCATTTCGTATGAACTGGGGGTTCCCTATGTCTTGATCCCATGGCAAGTCTCGAAATATATTAGATATATTACCAAACTAGCTATGTTTGAAGTTTTCCGCGAGGAATTAGTTAATTTCAAGAGCAACCTAAAATGAACTGAAGAGTCCAATTTAGAGAGCGCTCCTAATTCACAACTGGAGCAAATTGCTTTTAATAATCTGAAATCTTATGATCCAGAGTATGAAGAGCGATTTGACTTTATGTTGAATTCGATAGAGAACATTCCTATTTTTAGGGTCATTAAAAAATATATTGATGAACCAAAAGATAGATATGAACTTTTTCTATCAAATACTGACGACTTTCCAAAAGAATTCTGAGACTTTTTTGAGTCCATTATACTTTTGAATTTTAGTCCTCGTGAACGACAACGAAATCGTACATTAGAACTTAGTCCAAAGTCAGCTGTGAATTTGAAATTATCTCGAAAGCTAAAAGTACTGAGCTTATCAATAATTAAAGGTTGGAACGAAGGAATTAACCTTCTCCCTCCAATGATTATTGAAGTTGAGTAGCATATTGTCTTAATGACCTGATATACTAGAAAATCTTATAGTATAATTAATCAGGATTAGACTTAGATTAATGTCAATTACTCCTTTTAAGGTCTAATTTACATTAGATTTCATCAAACTAAGTTAAATTCTTATTGATTATAATATAACTCAATTCAGTTGTCTTAGTCTACTACTAATTAAAAGAAGTAGTGTACTAATACATTCATATATCTGTCTAGATATAAACAGTATATCCTGCTCGTTAATAGTACACAGGTTTGTAGTTCCTGTATAAACTAACTTACACCTCTGGGTAAAACAAAAGTCTTTAATAATAAAAGAGAAAGAATTAACTTCTTTTTTATCATTAGAAACTTCCCTCCCAGAGTTTAG